GACGATCTTCAAGCTGTCGGGCCCCCCCCTTCGCGGGGGAGGCTCAAGTTGCTTGGTCCCGTACAAGGTGCTTCTGTGCCCTCCTTTTCCCACACAATCATCACGAACGGCAAATGCAAGAAGAACATGGACCCCCCTTTGAAGAAGAAGAAGAAGAACCAGCCTTTATCCCTCGACAGCATTTTCTCGGCGACGAGTTCATGGCAGCTATACAACTCATCGGATCTGCTAAGGCAGCTGGTGTTCTTGGTGTTAACCAAGCAGCAGAGGCTGTTATGGCTGCCACGAAGGCATATGAGGGAGATGATGACGAGGCTATGGCTGCGATTACGCTTGGGCTTCAGACCCGTGTCGCAGACGTCCGCACTCACCAGAAACCGGTCCTCCTCGACCTGATACAGTACATAGTCATGGCAGGTACGACTTATTCCCCGTACACCATGGCCATGTTCAGGCAATTGGGGCCGGTGGTTGGTGAGCCGGAGGTCAAGCTGAAAGTGGCACAGCTCAAGCTGGACCCCTTCAACTCCAATGTCATCAATCCTAGGAACTTCAATCCTTCCAAGAGGCCCTCCAATGTGCCTGGTGCAATCGCTGCTCTAAAGTCAGACCAGTGGTTGACCGGTGGGTCCATGGTGTTTTTCCCACACAGTCATGATGTGGAGATGGAGATTGAGATGGCCACTGTCAACGGGCCGCAGGTCGTGCTGCTACCCCCGCAGCCCATACCAGATTGGAATGGACCACGGGAGGAGCGCACTTATTTCCCATCCTACCGGCATGCAGGTGGTGATGAGCGTGTATTCAATATGGTGTTGGAAGCTGCAGCAGAAAACTGGGAACGCGGTGATCTGGGCAGGTCTCTCATGAGGGCCCGCAATGAGATGTCGCGGGTCGCCAACACGTACTATTATGGCAACTCAACACCTGCAGGCCAAATGGAACGGTTTAACAAGGTGACCGATGTCGGCAGGCGGACAGCCAACATGTTCGGCATGGGCAACAGGAAGGAGTATCTGCGGCAGCGCATAGATCGAGTGTTTAAGCTACGATCTGACGCGTCCGCGTACCCGGTGTTCAACGAGATCGGCATGACGACTGACGTCGCCGTTATGGTTGAGCGCTCCTTCGCTGCCCAAACTCCCGTGCTGGCGATCAACCGTACAGCTGACTCGGGACCGTGGTACCGTCGTCTGAAGAGAGGGGAAACTGATGTCTGTGACATGATCATCGCTCAGATGATGCTAAACGACATCTCAAAGATGGACGCCTCCAACGAGCAAACCATCCTAGATTTCTGGGACCGGTGGGACTTTGCCCGAGTCACATTTATGAAACCTAAGGCGGAGGTATACCTCAGAAGTGAATATGATACCAAAGGCCGCAACATATACGTGTACTCGGGATTCGTCCCGACCTTAGCTGGCATGTGCCTGCGCCTGCCTTTCCGCAGTCTGGTTGATCCTGTCAAATTGGGCAGTGCCAACATGATTGGGATACGGTTCGCGCATGGTGGCTTCCAGCGGTTCATAGAGTCTATAATGGAGAAGGATTTCTTTTTTGTGTCGTACAGCGACAACATGTACGGGTGGCACCGCAAATATGGGTGGTACTCGTGGGATGGGGAAAAGATGGAGGGGACTGTCGTCACAGATGACGTTTATGTATTAATGGAGTGGGTTATGAAGAATTTTTGGGCCCCACTGGCCGACCCAGAGAATGACATGCTGGCCGACCCCGCCAAATCAGCATCTGATTATTCAGTGTGGGCTGACTTTGCCGTGGGGGTGTTCCCTATATTGGCCTGTGAGGCCATTGCACTGTTCGGCAGCAACGAGCTGCGGGTGCAAGGGCAGTCGTCGGGCAACCAAGCCACGGCAGCTGTTAATCAGCTCAAGATGGGGTGTGTGTGCATTGACATAATGGATGTCTTCGCAGGGCAGGTTGAGTTGCCCGGCATTTACCATTGGGGGGAGAAGCTGTACTGGCCGAACGTGGAGTCCACGTTTTTTGGCGAGGCAGGTTCAGACCCCAAGGTGATACCGTCCGGGCTACACAAGTTTGCGCTGCGTCGCGGCGTGTCATTGACATTGGAAGCACACATTCCTCCTGAGATGATGCATGTGCGCGACGTCGTGGTTGATGTCGACATACTCGGAGCATCAATGGTGCGCCGGGAGCTGTTCGGGCAAGAGGTCATTATCCCGGTGCTCCAGCGTGAGCGCCTGTTAAAGGCATTAGTGTTCAAGAAAACCTCCGATCGACCACTAGCACAGCCTAAAGATCAACAGAAGCTACTGGAAACAGCGGTACTGCTGATGAAGAGCCGACAGCTCTTCATTGTGGGGGGGTGGGTGTACCCCGACATATCTGAGGCTCTGCGTGTGATCATTGCGGAGACGGCATCACGGATGTTCAGCGTTTCAGGCGATCCGCTGTCCATGATGATAACCCTGAATGTGGCGAAGCCAGCTGAGGACGAGGATGAAGTGTGGGGCACTGGCGACACAAGTGATTTCCGCATACAGGGTATTCCTACACTGTGGGATGTTTTCTCACTCTATGCCAGCCCTGAGTCTGTCAGGGCGGCAGAGGAGTGGTTAGTTGCGAACTATGATTCATTCGAAACGGGGTGGCTGGTTGAGGCAGTCCCGTGGTCGCTGCTCAAGCGCCTGGAGCTGGACGAGGTGATAACCGATGTATACCCAGCTGTCATGATGCGTGAGCTAGTTGTCGAGTTCTTGCAGACTGGACAGGTGACGCTGCCTAAACAGGCTGTCGAGCACAGGCCACGTGTGACTGAGTCAGCAGTCAGCCCAATGAGAAGGGGTGAGCCAAAGACCGCAATCAGGCCCACAAACCCACATCAGGTCCTGCATAAGGCGAAGAACAAACCGGGGGAATGGAAGAACACACCTCCATCGGCAGCTGTCACCGCAGCACTACGCAATATTGCACAATTTGGTCCAGTGATTTTCGCAGCACCAGTCCCCGCGGGTCGTGACCCGGGGTCTCACCTGCGGAAAGCCCTCGCCACTGTCATACTCTCAATTGTCAACGGGTCAGGCCGATCTGTGCCATACGATGCGGCCCGTCAGGCTGTGGAGCGATATGTGGTTGAGACTGGTCCATTGACGGAAGGACCACTGAGCAAGCATATTTACCTTGCAGAGTATCCAATCAGGAGCATTTCACTATCACATAAGGCGGTTGCTCTGGAAGGAAATAAGGCTAAAGTGCCACTCATGTTGAGATTTGAGCGGACCAGGGCGGCCAACCCTGATTCGGCAATCCTATGGGTGTCCAAGGCGGGGC